TTCCAAGATGAAACTCCTTGTTGTAACCATTTAGGAAGTTTCTCATACGCCAACTGTAGCCTTCCAAGAAGCTCCCTTGAAGTTGCTGCTTTGTTAGCAAGAATACCAACAGTCTTATTATCATTAAATAGAATGTAATGTAATAGATAAGCAATTGATACTGTAGACTTACCACATTGTCGAGCAGTCTTAATGATAGAAAATCTGTTATCGTGTAATGAATTTACTAAGTCTTTCTGGTAATCATATAATTTGAATGGTACAAGTCCTTTATCTACGTGTACAATCTTTACATATTCTGTAATAAAATAGATTGGGTCGTTAGAGCATTTCAGATACTCTGTAACTTGTTCTTTGGTGAATTGGTGTTTGGTATTCTTACGTTTAAGTAATGAATTACCTAGATATCCTGTTCTATTCTTCTGATTTTGCATCTCTAGAGTCCTTAACCAGTTGTTGTAACTCAGCTGTGCTACCAACAAACACATTGTTATTAGTTACTTCTCTAGCACCCCTACCCATCATATCCTCTGCATCCTCAACATCTTTCATCATTTTCTGTAAGTTGACTAGTTCTCTTGTGGAGTCTGTGAGTGTTTTAACCATCGTACTTACGACTTCAAACGCTCTGGGTGATTCACTGTCTTGTGCAACTGAAACTAGACGATCTAGTGCAGTTTGACCTCGTTCTATAAGATGATATAATTTCTCTCGACTATATTCATAGTCTCTTTTGATGTCACTTGCTCTATTATCTGGATTAGAATATACAGGTTCTAGAGGGGCAAGTTCAGTACTTTCCTCTCCATCAAACATATCTTCAGCAATCCCCAGAACATTATCTAATTTTTCTTCAATTGTCTTAGGCATAATCTATTCACTCTATAATTATTTTAGGCTCCCACGTATCGTCTTCTTCTGTATCCGTCCAATCTTTACCAGCAGTGATACAATCTGCTTCATTTAATATTAATGGGTCACTACAAGTTCCTAGTGGGTCAACACTTACAGTAACTTTTTCTAAATCTGTTAAATCTTCTCTTAAATTATCACCAGATGGTGTCCAGAAATTATTCTTAATAATTCTAATAAGTTTACCATCATCTGTTCTAACTGGAGGATATACATGTCCTTTTACAGTGAAATCTAATGTGTAATTTACAATTCTTCTATCTGCTAAAGCACCATCTGTTTCAACTCCTGCAGTCACACCATTCAATACTACTGCTACATCTCTACGTATATCCATTTCAGGAACATCTATAATTGTCACGTTAAAATCTGGATGAAAATATGGTAGTATTTGTTCTATTATCTGTAATGCATCGTCAAGATGTTTTGTATAGACATTAACAGAGAATTCGAAGTTATAAGGCATCGGTGTTCTTTGTTGTAATAAGTCTTCACCAGACATCTTCTTCAAGTTATTCATTGTATTTAGTTTACGGTCTTCATCGTATGTCATTGCAGTCATTATGAAACTAATTCTTGGAATAATAGTTTCCACTGCCAAGTTTTCATTCATTGTGTTAGTCTGTATCAGTCTAGCAATGAATTTCTGTTTAGACTCATATGATACTGGAACTTTAACATCGTTCACTAAAGTGCCATCTGCTTGTCTTCTTTGAACGTGAATGTTGTTGAATAGAGTACCAAATGCTACTGTAATCTTTCTAACTGTTCCGTGATAAAATGTAGTACCTAACATTAGTAACTCCCAAACGGATTATCTTCTGACCAATCAATAACATCTTCAACTTCTTGCTCAATAACTTCATTCTCATCCCAAGCACCTTGAGTTAAGTATACAGGTCCTCCATCATCATATACAAGGTCATTAAGTATAGAAGACCAAGTTGGTTCTATTGTTGACGTTGTTCCTGCAACTTCAACACGATAGTATCTTCCAGTCTCAGATCCTGCAGGTGGATAAACGAATTGTCCTACTGTTACATCAGTTGTACTTGTCCAAACGATAGGTGTGGTTGCTGGTGCTATAAATGTATCTTCTGGAATTTCACCGAGGATATCAGTTCTACCATCAATTTCATCAAGAGTAATAAGACCAGTATCCATTTCAGCTTGGTCATATTCATATAATCTACAAGTCATCTTGTATGTTGTCAATGTACCATTAGGATAGAACGGGTCTTCGTCTTGAACGAAACTAATTTCGAATAGTCCATTATTGAATGGGAAGTATATTAAATCTCCCTCTTTAGGACGCATTGCTGACGTTGTTATTGAACGACTACTATAAGTATCAACACCTGCACCAACTACTGCGTGAAATCTTTGTCTACTAACTATAATGGTCATTTCGTCAGTGATGTCTATACCGAATTTCGTGTATAAGTCACCCGAACCACCGAATGAATCTATGTCTTCAATATACATCTCAATCTGATATGTATCATCAAATTTAGACAACACATCTTCACCAAATAGAATATCTAGTTTCTGTATCTTTCTAGGAATATAGAGAACATCAATACCAGCAATCTGAATTGCTTCGGCAGTCAAGTCTTCAACTATCTGTTGTTCACTGCTAGTGTTATAGGTCTTAAAATACGAATTAGTAGCCATTTTATCCTACCATGAAGTCCACAGGCAATACATATGTTTCATTGAATTGCTCTTCTAACTTTTCTAACTCTCCAGTGGCTTCGTCATAAATTCCTTGACCATTCATCGATATGCCACCAGGAAGAGGTGTCCCATCAAATTTCTTTAAATTAGTTCCCCATTGTTGTTTAATTAATTGTGTAGTATACTTCTTAATCCATTCATCATCGTATACATCAAGTGCAAAACTAGTAGTATCGTTTGGTGTTACTGTACGATATCCCTTAACTAAGAAATAATTATTCTCTTTAAGTTTAGAATTAACATACAATCTATTACTTGCCTTATTATAAGTAAACGTTCTTGATGGTCTGAAATACTGATTGAGAAGTTTCAAATGTGTAAGACTCATATCCATGTGTAGAATAGAACCCGATGCCATATCCCATACTTCTTTCATCATGAATTGATATCTAACATCTATTAAAGGGTCGTATACTGATTCAGTTGGTTCTAATATTTCTATGATTGATATTAATCCAGGAGAAAGAGAAGCACTTGCTGTAGCTGTAGTACCAGTTGTTGGTGGGTCAATAGTTACAGTTGGTGCAACTAAATAATCACTTCCCTCACTAGTGATTGTAATTCTACTTACTTTATCACCATCTAGAATCGCAACTGCAGTCGCAGTTCCACTCAATGTTACGTTTGGCACGGTTGTATAACCACTTCCAGCATCAGTTACTATAGCATAATCGACTACATCATTTCTATCTGATATCTCAAAGAATCCGTTATCTACATTTTCTTGACTAGTTAATATTTTGTAATAGACTTCTTCAGTGCCATCGAAGTGTCTTTCTACAAACATCTGTACAGAATCGTCTATACGATCCATTGCTTGATCATAGTCGACTTCTATGTTTAATACTGGGTCTCCGAGTTTACGGAAACAGTAATCTTTCAAGTCGTCTGGTGATTGTAATTTCATATTCTACCCTTATAGTGATATTCACTCGTTAATATTTATATAACCATAGTCTAGTGACACCCCAAATATGTTATCTGATATATATAACGTATGAAAGAAACTCTAATGATACACGAGATGAATGATCAAATGAAAGGACTTCGTCTAGAGGACTATCTCCTAACGTTTGATGATGGATTATATTCGCAGTATCACTACGGAAGACACATATCTACTGATAAAATATTCTTTATTACACCTATGTTCATCAAAGAAGGTGAGAATGACATCGGACAAAAGACAATGTCAATAGATAATATTAAAGAATTGATAGAGATGGGTATTGAGATAGGTGGACATTCTTATTATCACACGAATCTAAATAGTCTTTCATCTCTAACCGATAAAGTTAACCACATTAGAAGAGACACTGCTCTAATGTTTGAGTGGTTCGATAAAGAACTTAATATTAAACCTACTTCATTCTGTTTCCCTTACAATGATGATTTAAATGGTATCTATAAATTAATGGTTGATTGTGATATGTTTCATGGAAAGGGTAGGATAGATATCAACGCAGACGGAATATTTGTTTAAACGCTTCTGCTCTATGCATTCCAACTTGTTTCCCTCTATACATCGCCAACGATTCCATTGATTCAATAGACCTTGCATCAGGATAATGATATGTCTCAGTAGAGTAATATGACATTACTTGTTGTTTCTTATATATTTGCATTGACACATCTACATATAAATTAGGTTGGAACGTATCTCCCAATTGTCCAAAACTCCAGTCAGTTGAAGATGTCATTTCACACATATACAATTCTTTAACAGTGGACTCTGGTTTTGGTCTGACAGCGACTAATACACATTCAGCAACTAGTCTATGGTCTTTATGAATATCAGATATATTATGAGTATATACTACCTCAGGTTCCAGTGTACTAATAAAATTTTCTATATTCTTCAGAGTTTCACAATATTCTAGTTTGCAATCAGACCCACTACATAATGCAAAGTTAGCACCAAGTGTGGTACAACTCTTTTCAAACGCCTCCATTCTAGACTCTGACACTTCTTCATTCCCAGGTCTATCTCCCTTACATAATGATACAACTGTAACATTATTACCTAACTCACTTAATTGTGCAATTGTTCCCGCAGGTCCGTATGCCTCATCATCTGGATGGGCAAAAATAAATAGTATATTCATAACATATCTCCTATAATATCACTCAAATCATACTTAGGTTTGTAGCCTAAGTTTCTCAACTTACCAATGTCAGGAATTCTCTTATAGATATCTCCGTGTTGCTTGGAAAAATCTACTTCATATGGTCTGTATAAAAGTGTTGACGTTGTGCTAACTTTACTTAACACCGATGTAGCCAACTCCTCTATTGATGTAGGTTCATCATTACCAATGTTGAACAATTCACCATCAATATCTGATACTAATGCAATTGCATCAATAGCATCATTGATGTGACAGAAAGACCTGACTTGCTTTCCATCACCATATATTACTAACTTCTCACCATTCTTTGCTGCTTTAACAAACCTAGGAAGAACCATCCCGTAATCACCTGATTGTCCAGGTCCCACTATATTAAAGAATCTTATAATAGTGTAAGGGAATTTAGATGCTCTTATCATGAATTCCATCATTAGTTTGGAAGCAGCATAGCCCCATCTCAGTTTAGATGTTCCTATTGAGGCATTACTATTCTCATTAAAAGGACCTTCACCATATATCTCAGAAGTGGATGCAAATATAACGTGTTTCTTTGCCTTTTGAAATAAGGGAATTAGTTTGTTCATTAAAGTAACATTATTAAACAACGTACCAGATGGATCATTATCGATATGCTCTACTCCAACTGAACCTGCAAAGTGGTATATCTTGTGTTGTTTTCTGAATATTTTTAATAATTCCTTATCTTCCATCTCAGATATATTACCTTCAATGAATTGAAATAAGTTCTTATACTTTTTGAAATCGTCTAAGTTTATAGATGATGTAGCAAGACTGTCAATAACGATAACACGATTGTTCCTTGATCCAAAATGTTCACTACCATCTAATAACTTATGGACTAGATGCTGACCTATGAAGCCCGCGCCTCCCAGAACTAAAATGTTCATATATATCTCCTAATGTAATTTCCTCTATATCTAGAGGCGTCAATTCAATTAATGATTCTATGATACTACTTATATGGGATATATAATGAAGCTTCTCAGAATCCCTTGGTTCAAATGCATTACCATCAACACATCGTTTAATAAACGAATCGCTGTTCATACCATCACCATATACAGATGGCAGTAAGTAATTGACATTGTTAATGTCACTGTACTCCAAGTACAACTCTATTACTCTCTTAGCAGAGTTATAGCATACTTGTTCATTGTTTCCTCTAGTGTCGTTTGCACCTATGGATGAAGCATTGACGAATTCTGCATTATCACATATCTTCATTGCCTTTCTAGTACCATCCAATATAGTATCCATTACACCAACAGGGTTATTATTGATTTGTTTGGTGGATGATGGACAAGCAAGATGGTATACTCTATCACATTTGATAGGTTCAAAGGACTTCCCAATTTTAATGAGAGTCCAACCTTTCTTTAATATTGCTGTACATAAGTGTCTACCAATGAACCCTGAATGACCTGTAACTGCTACGACCATACTTCACCATCATTACCTAGTCTAATGAATCTACATCCATTGGTTTGTAATCCAGTTTTAACATCTCTTAGGAATTCTTTTCTCGTTGTAGGTGTGTACAAATCCATTTCTAATGCTTTACATAAATCTTGATCATCATTTACAAGGTGTCCACGACCACAAACAGAATAGCAACCGTTTCTGCCCGCATTAACGAATACAATACTACCATAATTTTCTGCCCATCCTTTAATATTTAATTTCATTTGTTCGTATGCCTTATACAATACGAATCCTGCCACACCATATACTACCACTCTCTTTCCTTGATACGCTAGTCCAGCTGCCACATTAACCATGTTTGGTTCTTGAATACCACAATTGATTGAGGGACAATCAAATCCCCACATATCACAATGAAGTAATATAATATCAGGGTTACGTCTTATAAATTTATTTAAAGTTGCTCTCATTTTGCATCCAATCCTTATATGGTCTACCTTTAACAATTTTGATATATTCTAAAGGGTCTATCATAGTACCCATCATCTCATTATATACTTTTGATATATCATATCCCTCGATATCAGCACCTAATCCACCTAGTACGTAATGCCACGAATCAGATGTTATAAAATATTCATTAGTCTGAAATGGAGTCATAGGAGTATCTTTATAATTATCCCAATAAGCACCAGTCATACCTGAGTACTTATAATGAGCTATGATAAAATCTAACGCCATATCATAGTCTACATTATAGTTATCATCTAACTCTTCTTTTGATATATCATTATCTATGTATGCACCTAAGTGATGTAACGCTCTTACAGTTAGATACAAACCAGTTGATTCAATTGGTTCAATGAAGGAGGATGATAGACCAATGGTTGCAACTACTTGATTATCAGTTTCTATTAAATGTTCTTTATTTCTTCCTGTAATCATAGGTACTGCATTAATATCTTCAATTGGTATATCCGTTTTGAAGAAGTCTTTTAAATACATTCTGAATTCATCCATTACATCGTCTTTATTGGAATGAACGTATCCTACACCAATCTTATCCTTTAATGGAATATTCCATACCCATCCTTTATCCATTGCAGTGAATGTTGAGTATGGTTTCATCTGACTCTCAATATCAGTATATTCAACTCTATATACCAATGCCTTATTGTTAGGAATGAGGTGTGAGATTTTAAAGAAGTTATCCTTAATATCAATAACATCCTTAAAGATATGTCTACCAAATCCAGTGCAGTCTATAATAAGGTCTTCATCTAATTCATCAAGTTTTACTGTGTCTCTTATCACATTTAAATTACTTAAATTACCTAATAGACTATCCAAATATATAACCAAATCATTAACATCAAAGTGGTTAGATATGTCAGTATATTCGAATATATTATCTGGTATAAGCAACGTATCCATCATCTTCATTATACTCATTGCTTCTTTACGAGTACCACCAAACGGGAAGTAGAAATCTTTATCATTGAAGTTTTTAAACTTAATACCAAGTTTAAGAGAACCTTTACATTCACGTATAATGTCTTTGGGTGTTACTCCTAGACCCTTCAGGAATTCTGATACATATGGTATGATTGCTTCACCAACACCAATAGTCTTATTCTCTTTTGGATATATCCAATTTATTTGTTTATCAGGATAATTAGTACAAACGAAAAATGCTGCTATGTATCCTGCAGTTCCTCCACCAATGATTGCAATTCTGTCAATGTTTCTATCTTCTTGTAATGCCATAATTTATTATCCTGTTCCATCGTTTGAATACCATTACCTTTGATAGTATTCATTACAAAAACTCTGGGTCTAGTTCTAATCCCAAAGTTACTCAAATCATATTCAACGTGCCAATTATAGGCTTTAAACATATTAATAATTGGATGAACTGATATGATATCATCGACAGCACCAACTACCTGTGAATTATTATAGTCTATTGTTAACATTATATTCTTTAATTGATGTTGTCCAATAAACTGAATAGCTTCTAATGTATTTCCCATTTGTAGTGCAGCATCACTTATATTAACCCATACTAGTTTATCGGATGCCATTGCAATGCCTGCTGCAACTCCTAATGCATTACCTATAGTTTCTTCCGAAAAATCAACGAAAGGTATCTCTTCTTGTTTAACTGCCATTGATAAGTCTTCTATATTATCAAGTAACCCTAACTCTCTCCATATGAGATAGTATGCTTGAGCACCAAAGGGTTTACCAATAACAATATGGTCTTCAGTAGTAACAAGTCTATTATACCATAGTTCTTGCAAATAGTCAAGCATTGATAGAGCAGATGGTATATGACTAAGTTTATGTTTGTATGAGTACTCAAGTATATTTCTTTTCATTATCTATCCAGTAGTTAGGGTTATTATTTATATTTCTATTCATGATATGCTTAATTATCATTTTGTACTTTGTAAAAACTTGTGGGTGTGATTCTTCTAGTCTATAAAATGTACCGTCCTCATCCAATTCATCATAGTGGAAAGCCACTGTATCACTATCCAATGTATCTAAGCAGGTGTTGACAGTGTTATTGAGTTTAGTCTTTATTAAAAAATCACTATCATCG